GGAAATTCTCAGGTCGGATGTATGACGGCCTTATCCAGTATGGTTCAAGCAGCCAAAACTAGTCTTAGTCCTTTCTCTTTTACCAGTGATATCGTAAAGCACAGGGATTTTAATACCAAAGAGACAACAACACTATACAGTGTAATGCTAGATGGAGCGCATTCCATTGTTGGAACCTGGGAAGGTGAGGTCACTCGAGATAATTTCTTATTCTCTATTCAAGAGCACCGAGGAGAGAATCGTGGTGTCATTATTACGACTCATCAGAACCTGAAATCCTACAAACGGAATAGAAGTTCGCAAACTGTAGTGACACGTATCCATGTTCATTCGACCTTTAAACCAGAAGGAGCTAAAGAAGAGAAGACGTTAACCGTGACTGTTGACAGTCCTTTGCTTGATGCTTATCCCTACATCAATGAAAAAGAGTTCACGAATAACAATCTTAAAACCCTTGAAGAATTGCGAAAATGGGGTGAGAGTAAATTCTATCATGATAAGATTGACCGAGAGCAGGATGCCATTGTGATAGAAGCCTATGAGCTAGATGGTCAAACGGTTCATTTGGGAGACTGGGTCACTCTAAAAAGCCGAAAGCATTATGTGGATTTGTTAAAGCAAGGCGTGGCTTATGAATACGATGCACTGACTAAAGAATATATCTCATTGACCTTTGACGATAAAGTCAGAGAAGGTGGCCATAATACCTCTTCAAAATTGACGGCTGCAGCTCATTCCATCTTAACCCTTGCTCAAGGCAGTCATGATTTGATGGTTGAACGAGCTTTAGAAAATGCCAATAGGGCCTTTGATGCTAATTTTGAGAAGCAAGAGAGTAAGGTATTAGATGGCATTGAAAAGGCAAAAGCAAAGGCAGAGGAAATTGCAGCTCAGACTCGTGATCAGATTCAGAGTTCGTTTACTGCTTTTACGAAATCGACAGAGTCGACTCTTCATACGATTACTCAAAAGACGGAAGAAGCCTTAGGCAAGACAGGAGCCACTCAGCAAGCTCTAAACAACGTCCAAGAAGTGACAAATCAAACAACAGCCGAACTGAATGCTTTTCAAAAAGAGACTCTTCAGAAAATGGGAACTTTTGTCAGTAAAACAGAAGTCAAGCAGACTCTATCTGGACTTGAAACAACGCTCCAACAGGTTCAGGGGTATGTTTCAAAAGATGGAGAACGGCAGGAACGACTGGAGCAGTATGTACGGACGGAAACAGCCAATCAGGCCAGAACTGTCCGAGAGCAAGTAGCCAAGGACTATGTCGCAAAAGCCTCCTATTCAGAAGATGTGAAAGGCTTAAATCGTCGCTTTGAGAGTTTGCAAATTGGTGGGCGCAACTACATTCGTCATTATGATTTTGATGGTCTGTTGCCCCTCTCGTCTAATGTATCAGAATGGAAGTTTGAACGGGTACCGGATACGAATGCCAAAAGTGGATACTATCTCAAAGCTACTTGTACCAAAGCAGGGAATGGTGGCTTTCATAAGCCCATTTTTGATTTAAAGGGGGCTGAATGGCAAGGGAAGAAAATGGTCTATTCGGCCGACATGAAAGCGAGTCGGTCGGTAGTTGTTCGGTTTGGTTTTGAGACCGGTGGTGTTTCAACCGTGACACTTCAAACTGAATGGCATCGGTTTGTTCATCCTTTTACCGTGAAGTTTGAGAGATATTGGTCCTGGGTATGTTATTCGAATGACTGGCTTGTTGGTGATGTTCTTTATATTCGGGATCCACAATTGGAAGATGGGACAATTGCGACGACACCAAGTCCAGCTCCAGAGGATGACCGGCAGTACACAGAAACCAAGATTGCCTCCTATTCTCAAACAGTGGAGGGACGTTTTTCAGAAATCATGCAGGCAGTCAATGGAAAAACCAGCAGCAGTGATTTTCAAAAGGTTCAGGAAACAGTTAATCTGTACTCACGGCTCATTGGCTCAAAGGAAGACAGTGTCAAACATAACTTGGCCCAGATTGTCCTGACAGATTCTTCCTATGTGACCAAGGTGACGGATTTGACCCAGAAAGTTTCTACTGTTCAAACTCAGCTCGCAAACAGTTGGTCGGTTCAGTATTTGACTTCAAGTGGGGCAGTACTAAACAGTTTGAATCTATTAGCGAATGGAGTAAATCATATCCATGGTAGACTCACTCATATCACAGGACAAACTTTAATTGACCATGCTGTGATTAAGTCTGCCATGGTGGATAAGTTAAAGACAGCCAACTTTGAATCGGGATCAGTCACAACCGCAATCTTAAGCGCAGAAGCAGTAACGGCTGAGAAATTGAAAGTTGATGATGCCTTGTTTAACAAGCTATCTGCGACCGAAGCTTATCTGAGGAAGCTTTTCTCAAAGCAGGCCTTCATCAGCCAGGTGCAGTCGGTAACTTTATCTGCGAACAAGATATCAGGTGGTATCCTAACAGCCATAAATCGAGCTATGGAAATCAGTCTCAATGCAGGTCAGATTTTGTATTATACAGACCAAGCAGCCTTGAAACGAGTTCTGACTGGTTATCCAACCCAGTTTATTAAGTTTGCGACAGGGAATGTCGATGGCAAAGGAAGAGCGGGTGTAACTGTTATTGGCTCCAATCGTTATGGCACTGAAAGCTCCAATGATAGTGGATTTGTCGGTATTCGAGCTTGGAATGGGTACAATATCGATTCACTTGATCTGGTTGGGGATGAATTGTCCTTTGCCAGTTCTGCCTATGATAATAAAGATGGTTGGGTCATGACCACAACAGGAAAACTTCAACTGCGTCCGAGCAGGAAACAGGACAGAAGGGATTCAACCATTAATACAGGCGATGTCTGGCTCTATTTAGATACAAGCGGTAATTATGTCTCACTTCACGAGGTATTACAACGGATGTCTAATAGCATTGGGGCGCTTTATGAATATAGGGCTAGCCATAGTGAGGGGCATCCAGCCTGGTGGGATACCAGAAGCTTAGTGGGACGTTTATAAGAAAGGAAACAAATGAACCCAGAAGAAATTAATCAGGCTCTTCGTTTGACTATTGAAGAGCTGACCAGAAAGCTTGCTGATGAGGTAACATCAAAGAACCTCTTAGCTATTCAATTGACGCAGAAAGAGGAAGCTTACCAAGTTCTCCTTCAGAAGAAAGAAGAATTGGAAGCTAATCTCAAAGAAGCAACTACACCATTAAAAATAGATGGAGGAAAGAAAGATGGAAGAAAAGGAATTACTACCTGATCTAAGTAGAATTACAGAACCTTTTGATTTGGTGGCGGCACTCACTTATATGCGCGAGAATGGTGAGTTCATTCGCTGCAAGAGTGAGGGGGAGGATTTTTATATGTACCGAGAAGTACAAAAGCGTCCCGTGATTAAAGAAGGTCGACGTCAGTTGATGGAAGTCGAAACAGTAGGAGCTCTTACTCAGTGGGGTGCGACAGTCCCTACCATTAATTTGGCTGAATTATTTCATAAAACCTTTTATATCATGCAATTTGATGAAAAAGGAAATCCAGACTGGAGCGAACCTCATAGAAAGGAAAATGCATCATGAAGCAGTTAATTTTTGCGAATAAAGTCTTGTTTACCACAGTAGGAGGACTTTTAGGAAGTGTTTTTGGCGATTGGGATGGTTTTATTTTTGCTTTGATTGTCTTTATATCTATTGATTATATCAGTGGATTGATGGCAGCAGTTGTTGAAAAGAAGCTATCCAGTGCAGTTGGTTTTCGAGGACTGTTTAAAAAAGTCATCATCTTGATGTTAGTGGCCATGGGGCAGATTATTGATACCCATATTCTAAAACAGGGCGGCATCATCCGAACTGCTATTATTTTCTATTACCTGTCTAATGAGGGTCTCAGTATTATAGAGAATGCAGCACGGATTGGTCTGCCAGTTCCAGAGAAACTCAAACAAACTTTGAAACAATTAAAATCGGAGGAAAAATAAGATGGCATTATTTGGAGTAGATATCAGTGAACATAATGGTTTTATTGATTTTGATCAGTTGAAACACAATGTGGACTTTGTCATTATCCGTTCGTCTTGGGGTAGCTTTGCGGAAGACCTGCGTGCACGGCGAAATGCATCTGAATGTGAGCGGGTTGGCATTCCGTACGGATTTTACCATTATAGCTATGCTCGAAATTTGGGAGAAGCACAAGCTGAGGTCAATGCCTTTTTGAACTTTGCTCGTCAATTCCATCCTTCTATGCCGCTCTACATTGATATGGAGGATGCGGACGGTTGGAAAGCCAACAATGGGGGTGTGAGTTGGGAAACTTCTACGGCTATATGCCGACTGTTTTGTGACAATGTAGAAGCCGCTGGTTACTGGGCTGGTGTGTATGCGAGCCTGTACTGGTTCCAGAATATGGGCGACTTATCCCGTTATACGAATTGGGTAGCTCAGTGGCAGGTGGCTGCTTGTTCTGTTCCAACAGATATTTGGCAGTTTACCAGTGACGGTATTGTTGGTGGTATCAGTGGCCGAGTGGATTCCAACTATATGTATCGGGATTTGCGTTCTGTTTATACCGGACAGGTACCAGAACCTCGATCAGAAGTGCCACAACAAGCAACAGCCCCAGTTTCGACTGGGACTTACACGGTTCAAGAAGGGGATACCTTATCTGCTATTGCAGCTCTTTATGGAACAAGTTATCAGGAATTAGCGGCAATCAACGGGATTGCCAATCCTGACTTGATTTATCCGGGGCAAGTTTTGCAGGTTACTGGAAATCCTCAAGCACCTAGCAGCACCGCTTATACAGTTGAAAGTGGCGATACGCTTTCCGCTATTGCAGCTATGTACGGCACGAACTACCAGCACTTAGCTGCCCTTAATGGAATTGAAAATCCGGATTTGATTTATCCCGGTCAAGTGTTACGAATTGAATAATCCATCAAGGTCTGTGTGGTTGTCTATGCAGGCCTTTTACATAGACAGCATTTCAACTAGAAAAAGCTTGAATGAGTGGGCTGAATACTTGATAAATTTGGCCTTTAGAGTGATATATAGTAAGGAAGAAAGGAGAATGGGATGAAGCCAGGAAAGATAAGAGTTTGTGCCTATGCGCGGGTTTCAACCATGACAGAAAAACAGCAGGATTCCCTCACTAATCAGCAAGCCTACTATAATCATTTTTTTAAAAATAAAAAAGATGTCGAGTTTGTCGGAGTTTATTATGATCAGGGGATTTCAGGAAAACTGGCCAAGCGTCCAGGCTTTCAGCAGATGTTGGAAGATTGTAGGGCAAGAAAGATTGATGTCATTCATACTAAGTCCATTTCTCGCTTTGCCAGAAACACTGAGTTATTACTTGCAGTAAGTCGGGAGCTGAAAGCCATCCAAGTGGATATCTTTTTTGAAGAACAAAATCTCCATACCTTGTCAAATGAGGGAGAGGTCATGCTTACAGTTCTTGCCAGCTACGCAGAAGAAGAACTGCGCAATATGAGTGAGAACCAACGGTGGGCTTTTCAGAAGAAGTTCCAGCGAGGGGAGCTAGTGATTAACACTAAGCGCTTCTTAGGCTATGACAAGGATGAGAATGGCGAGTTAATCATCAATCCTGAAGAAGCTAAAATCGTCAAACGGATTTATAACCTTTATTTATCTGGTATGGGAGTTCATGTTATCGCAAAGCTATTCAATGAAGAGAAAGTTCCTACGGTAGACGGTGGGCGATGGTATTCAAGCACCATTACCAATATTCTAAAAAACGAAAAGTATAAGGGGGATGCAATCCTGCAAAAATACTATTTTGCGGAAATCAAGGCCAAGCAACGGCTCAACCAAGGCCAGGTGCAGCAGTACCTGATTACAGATAACCATGAAGCGATTGTATCCAGAGAAGATTGGGAAGCCGTTCAAAAGCGTTTGCGACAAAACAGTAAGAAAGACCCGCGCATAGACTACAACCGACGATATCCTTTGAGTGGCTTATTGAAATGCGAGCATTGTGGCTCTACTTTAAAACGGCAGAAGTATTACAAAGGAAAGGTTGTATGGGTCTGTAGCAAGTACATCCGAGAAGGGAAAGATTCCTGCATCGGCATGCGCGTGCCAGACAGTGCAGTACAGGATTGGAGTATCCATGAACCCACAGTGGTAAAGGAGGAGAACATCGGTGGCAAAAAATATTACAGTTATTCCAGCAAAGAAAACGATACAAGTCGAGCAGAAACAACACATTCAGAAAATCCGAATGGCGGCCTACTGCCGAGTATCCACCGACCAAGACGAACAGCTATCAAGCTATGAGAACCAGGTTCGGTATTATCGAGAATATATTAACCAGAATTCCTTGTATGAGCTGGTAGGTATCTATGCGGACGAGGGGATTTCAGGAACCAATACCAAGAAGCGCACCGAGTTCAATCGCCTGATTTCAGATTGCCGGCAAGGGAAGATTGATCGTATCATTGTCAAGTCCATTAGCCGTTTTTCTAGGAACACGCTAGACTGCTTGAAATATGTTCGGGAGTTAAAAGAACTTGGAATTGGAGTTACCTTTGAAAAGGAGAATATTGACAGCTTGGATGCCAAAGGTGAGGTGCTCTTGACCATTCTTTCTTCCTTGGCCCAAGATGAATCCCGCTCTATTTCAGAGAATGCGACCTGGGGGATTCGAAAGAAGTTCGAACGGGGCGAGATAAGAGTCAACACAACCAAATTTGTAGGCTATGACAAGGGTGAGAATGGAAATCTCCTCATCAATGAGGAGCAGGCCAAGATTGTCAGACGAATTTTTCGGGATTTTTTACAAGGAGAAACGCCAGAGAGTATAGCAAGAACACTAAAAGAAGAAGGAGTTCCAGGGTGGAATGGAAAAGTTAACTGGTATCCGACTACCATTCAAAGAATGCTTCAAAACGAGAAGTACATGGGCGATGCTCTCTTGCAGAAAACCTATACGGTTGATTTTCTGACCAAGAAGCGCAGTGAGAACCTGGGACAAGTCAATCAATACTATATCGAGGGAAACCATGAAGCCATTATTAATAAGGAAGAATGGGAGTTGGTTCAGCTTGAGATAGAACGGAGAAACCAGTTTCGGCAGGACAATCACATCAATTTTTACATTATCCAGTGCGAACAAAACCCATTCACTTGCAAAGTATTCTGTAAAGAATGTGGGGGACTATTTGGTAGAAAGAACTGGACCACGAGCAGAGGGAAGCGTCCTGTCTGGCAGTGCAATAACCGGTACAAGGTAAAAGGTGTTCAGGGTTGTACTAATCGCCATATTGATGAGGAAACGCTGCAGCAAGCTTTCCTTAGAGCTTTAGAAATTCTAAGGGAAAATAAAGAAAAGCTACAAGAGAAGTGGGATAACTTTAGAGAAGAACAAAAGCTGGAGAGGTACCATGCGACTCAATTGGAGGAGTTGCTGGGCGGTGATCAGGAAGAATTCAATGGAAGAAAGATGTGCCAGGTACTCGAGAAAGTAACTCTTGGTGAGGACGGCAGCATTTCTATCAAATTTTTAGAAGGGACAGAAGTTAATTTATAAGGCCATAGTTAAGAGAGCAAGTGCTCTAGCTATGGCTTTTTTATTTTAAAATTTTTTAATTTATAATTTATAATTTTATTTAAATCGGTAGAAGTGTTATAATAAAGAAAACGCTTTATCAAATTGAGGTTTTATGGATTTCTATACTTTATCAGAACATATTCTGGGCTATACAAACAGTTTTGGAGAAGACGAGCTTGGAAAAAGTCAAGTTCTGGAAGATGCTATAAAAATAAATGAAGGTGAAATTGTATCATATTTCTCGAATATATCCTATCCATTTAAGGGAGCATCGGAATTTTCTACCTTTGTTTCTTTTGTGCAATTACTGAAGGATTGGGGGATGTCACCTAGCATATTATCTCAATACACAGATAATTTCTATTTTGGGTATAAAATTCCTCAAATAAGTAAAGAGTTTGATCTGATTCGTTTTGGGGAAAACTATAATGTTTCAATTGAATTGAAAAGTCAAACTACTTTAGATAAGCAGGGAAAACAGCTTAAGAGGAATCATTTTTATTTAAACTTTCTTGATAAACAGACGAGATATTATAGTTTTTCTCCCGACATCCAAAGTTATGTTGAATACGATGGAAATACCGGTAATGTTGAAAAAATCAATCCTGAAGAATTTAAGCGTGTTTTAATAGAACAGGAAGTCAGTTTATTAAGTCGGGATGAGGTAGATGCTCTATTTGATATAAAAAATTATTTAGTGTCTCCATTCAATGATACTGAGAAATTTCTCAGACAACAGTATTTTTTAAATGGTAATCAAGAGGAAATTGTTAACTACATATTACATCCCCGAAATAATGAAAGACTTTTTACAATTAAAGGAAATCCAGGTACAGGAAAAACGTTGCTAATCTATCATATTGCAAAGCTTTTAATGTATTTTGATTTTAAAGTGGTAATTATACATGGTGCAAAGTTGAATGAAGGTCAGCGGTACTTACAGACAAAGGGATTTCAAATAAAGCCCATATATCAATTGCTAAAAACCTTGGATGATGCTGATTCTTACGACTACATAATAATTGATGAATCCCAGAGATTAAGGGAGGATAATCAATATAAGCAAGTTTCGGCTTTATTGAACTCAGTGGCTAACAATCCTAATACAAATTACATTATATCACTAGACGGTGCTCAGACTTTGAGTAAGGCGGAAAGTGCGGCAACAGCAAGTAGCATATTAAACAATTTTCATGAGTTGGGTTCAAAGCAATTTAGTTTAAAAGATAAATTCAGATCCAATCCAGAAATGAATGCTTTTATAAAGAACTTGATTAAGTTTTCGGTTGATAAACCTATTGAAAAGGTAAAGAATGCACATAGAAATATACAGATAAAATATTTTAGGGAGAGAGCAAGTGCAGACACCTATTTACGTGAAATGGAATCCACAACTGACTGGCACGTTCTTAACTATGCTAAGAGTCTCTATTATTACGAAGGGATTAGTGCAATGGTTGATTGTGGGAAAGTCTCGCATGAAGTTATAGGACAAGAATTTGATAAAGTTATTATACCTATGGATTTTAATTTTTATTACGCTTTAGGTACACAGGAAAAGAAAAATAAAAGAGGAGAAGTGGTTGGAGAA